TATTATAGTTAAAAAAGTAAATAAGTTGATTGACCTGATCAAAGTATGAACCGATGCAGATATTGTCTCCTGCTGTGGGAAGTGATGAGTTAGGAATAAGATAATTTCCCTTCACATTCTCCGCAGTTAACCCATTTTGACCTCCGTAAAAGCGCAAGTTCTTAGCGTCGATATGCTGAGGGGCGAGAATGTTCTCGGGCTTGTCATCTAAATTCATCACCCCTGAAAATCTTTTTACGTCAATCATTTCTTATTAAGATTTTACTGCCATTCTTTGCGATACAAGGTTCCACTCATAGAGGTCGGAAAGCTTCACTGCATCGTATCTAGCGATAGCAATTCTTCTTTCGTTGTAATACTCTGCTCTTCTGTCTCTTTTATCGCCAAGACTTCCCCTGCGAGAGGGTGGTAAGCTGATTAGGTCTTTCCATCTTAGATAGGCGATAACCGCCTCCTTGAACTGGATGGGTACAAAGTATTCTCCACCAGAAACGGGTGAGGCTATATACTCCAGCATCACATATTCAAATTCGTAGTATTCGTCTAGTACGATAACTCCATTTTTGTTGTCAATCTTGAACGACCCGACGAAGGGTGAGCCGCTGGGCAGTCCGTATAGGTTGCTTAGCCCGTAGCCGTTCCAGAAGTTCCACCAGACAATTCCTTGTGGGCTATAGCCTGTTACGATGGACGGGTCTTGTGTTTGGGCAAGGCGATTGGGTTGCATATCAAAGGCGGTAGTCAGGTTATTGTTAACCTGCAAGGGGATGATAGCACCTTCGTTGTTTAGGATGCCTACCTTGGTGTAGTTTAGGTAGTCTTCGGGAAGTGTTACCGTAAGGTTGGCGTTGACGGGGAGCTTGACTGACTTAACGCTATAAAAGAAGTCAAGGCCCATTTCGGTCATGGCTCTAAAAGCAAGATTCCAGCACTTAAAGTACTTGTGGTTGCCCTGCTCGGACTCTGTGAGGTAATCGGTGATTGCCTCATCTATTGTTACCCATTGTCTATTTTGTGTTGCCATATCTTCCCCTTACATTTTTATTCAGTCGCCAGTATTGCAGCGTCTTCCAACAAATAATGCCTTTCCCCTTCTACATCTACAGGTGTTCCCCAATCCTTAATTCGGTACGCCACTTGTCCGGGCTTAAGCTTCATCTTCTTTTCTCTACTACCTCTTCCCACAGCAATAATAGTAACCTTATTGCTTTCTTTTCTTGCTGATTCAGGTACAAATATGCCCCCCTCAGACAAAATATCTGGCGGGAAAGGCTTGATGAGTATTTGGTTACGTATTGGCTGCATATATAATTAGTTTACTGCTAAATCTTGACCATCGTTAGCTAAATCTTTTGGAGTCTGTTTCATAAGCAACAACTGCTGTTGCACATACTGAATGATAACAGGCATATAGTCGGAGGGAACGGTTAGTACACTATTTAGGCTTGAAGATAGTCCACCGCTCACCATTGTTACGCTGGCAGTATAGTTGCTCAAGATTAGATTGCTAATAACAAATACCTTGTCTCCCTCGCTATAGAATAAGGTCTTGCTTGGGATATGAGGCATGCTCTGAAAATACGTTTTTTGATTTTGTGTAAGGGGAATACACGGCTGTGATATCACGCCTTGGTCGTCCTTAAACTGAACGGTAGATATTCCCTCACTATATCCTATCCCTACGGGAACTTGGGGGAGGGTTATCTTCCAGAGGTTTCTTTCGTCTCTGACTGCAACCAAGTTCTTAAAAGTAGTATAAAAGCTATTGTTAACAAAGCTTATACCCTCCAGTTTTAGATTGTCTGTATAGTTTGTTCTTGCCGCTACGGCTATGCCCTGATCAATATACTGATTGACAAGCATCGGAGTAATAGAAGAATCCTCTTGGACGTATCCTCCGTAGACTTGTCTTAGAATTTGCTCTATTAGTTGCGCCCTTGTCATTTTTTAATTTATTTTATCTACTTATTTCTTCCCAGTCTATAGAAGCAAATGCGCCTTCACCTCCAGATGTTGTGCCTACAGCTACCTCAAATGTAAGTTCAAAAGCTACTCCAGTTAGCGCGTTTCTTTCTAACTGATTAGCAAACAAAGCTTCTTTAAGAATATTAAGTGAAGGAGAACCTTGGTTAGAAGAATTTACAAATCCGCTAGCCAAAATCCTACCACCAGTTGCACTACTTCCTGTAAGGTTATATTCTACAGAAGAATCGCCCGGAGCATTTAGCCAACTACCTCCAGTAGTTATAGCACCATTAACTATTCTCCATTGGTAGTTTTTACCATTACCTATTCCTAGAAAAGAAATAGCTGTTGCAATTACAATAGCATCAAGTCTTGTAGATTGAAGTCTTATACTCACAATTGGGTAATAAGTACCAGCTACAGCAAAAGTTCTTGCAGTAGTGATAGGTGTACTAATTGCTTGCTGCGATCCACGAAGTTCATATCCGCCCTCAGATATGACAGTAGAACAAATTTGTTTTAACGTGCTAGCTCCAGATGTCGCAGTTGTATTAAATACTTCACAACGAAGCGGCAATGATGCGCTTGTAATGTATGTGCTAGTGATAAGATTTGCGTGGTTAAATGTATGGCAAGTAATAAACTGCCCGTTAATAATGAATCCCATACGAACAGAACCAACACCTAGCCATTCAACGTCCATCCAATAAATCTGAGCCTTTGTCAAATCAAGCGTATATCCAGAAGCGCCTGTACCATCTAACTTATCTCCGTTCCAATTAGCTTGTAAAACAGGAGTATTTACTAAAGAGCCAGTAACGATACTTCTTTCTACAAAAGATATACTACTATTTGCTTGTTCTAAATAAAAACCATTACTGGCTCCATAATACCCAACACGCTGAGTAAGTCCTGCCTTAGGGGCATTCATTACAAATGTGTTCATTACAAGAAGCGACTTTCCCGGCTGATAAGAAAAAACTTTTATTGTTTCTCTTGTAACAGAAGATCCAGATGCTGCCGTAACATTTATATCAACAAGGCCCTGATTTGAATTAAATACGGTTGTACCGCCAGTAGCTGTTGCCGTAGACCACAAGTCATTGTCATCAAATCTATGGCTAGAATCAAATAATGTAAATGGATTAGAAACCCTTAGTCGCCCAAAAGCATCTAATTGCGTTGGGGGTATAGTCACTTCAACTGGGCTACTAATGTTAGAAGCAGCCACCAAGCTGGATATAGTTTCTGCCACGGAATATGTTTTATTTTTATATTGGATATTTGAATTCACTCCAGCGGCAATATCTATGTATTCCCAGATAGCTATATTATTTACTGGGAAGGTGTATTGTACGCCTGCGGGAATTTGTGGGTCTTTATCTATTTCAATAACAGTTGCCTGCACTTGGCTAGTTGAACCAACATTTGCTGCTGTTAATAAATCGGTAAGTGTTTCGGATACGTAAAAAACTTGAGCCTGCAACTTATTGCTTGTAACTGGGTAGTAAAAAATAGCCGCATTTACGCTTGCAAAAAGAGGAAGTGTAGCTTCTTTAATCAAGAGATCACTTGTAAGAAAAGAAACCTGAATTGGATCAACCAATGGACTTCCATCTATTTGGTAAGCAGTTGCCTGAATTTGACTTGCCATTTTCTATCCTTTATTACTGCCCTTGAAACTGAATTTGATTAGCGTATGCCGCCACATCATTGTACTGTAAATTTACGCCAATTAATCGTAATGCGCGAGCAATAATTTCCATGATTGACACATCGTCCCAGACAGGCTGCACACTATTGGCTGCGCTATAAACAGGAACGCCGTTTCCGTCAAGCGTATAGCCCCACACCATATTGGGTGGTTCTATGATATAGCTTATTCTCGCTTGACCAATGCCGAAGGGTGCAAACTGAAAGCCGTTGTTTCTCAACATATAAACAGGCCAGCTATCTATCGGGTCAATTACGCTATTGTAAATTGAGTAGAAATAGTGCTGCTGTACTTCTCTAATTCTTTCGTACCCGTAGGCACTCCACATTGCATCTGTTTGCATATAGGCCCCACCGCTTGGTAGCTGAGAGGCTGCGCTTGGGTAGGGGGAATATCCGCTACCGTCAACAGAAAGCCATGTTTCGTAAATAATCGGGGTGAGCCTCTGCCGCACCACTGCATTTTGGCCAAACTCAATGCGTGCGACAGGGCGTCCCGGTTGATACTGCTGAAAATTACCTAAAAGATAGGCGACATAGCTTTTTTGAGCTATATTAATAGAGTTGTTAAAGTCCTCTGGGCTAACGTAACCTTGTTGTAGGTTCTTGCTTACGGCATAAAGGACTATCTTGTATACATCATTAATATTGTACGCCATCTTTTATTTTTTTATGCGGTCTTTTGTAACTGATCTCTGAACGCCTCTCCGTCCTGAGAATTTGTCAGCGCCAAGTTCAGAAGATACTTTTCAGGGGTGTCCTGCTTTGACATAACGCCAATCAGACCGCCGCCGTTTGACCAGTATATCTTCCCCGGCTCCCGACCAATCTCAATCTTAGAATCAAGAATTGCTCTTTTAATCAGCCACATAATATCAATTTCTCTCGAATCTTTTGTCTTTTGGAAATAGTCTGGGTTACGTTTTGCGTATACCATATATTCCCTGCGCAGTCCATCATCAGTCTTAGGCATACCGAGGTCATCAATCAATCGTAAACCCAAGAAAGCGGAATGCTTACGCATTTTATCGGAAGGCATTTCTTTTGCAAGTATCGCCATCTCAAGCTCAAGGGCTTCTCTCTTAAAGAGTTCTTCTTGCTCTCTTGCTGGATCGTACTCGTAAAACTCAAACTGGCTTCCTGTTTTATTACTTGCACTACCTACATTATGCCTTGTAATGCGAGCAAACTCAAGGGCTGTCGTGTCCCATTCTGGGATACGCAGTATCTTGGTACCTCTCACAAACTGAAGGCTACGCAGGTTGTTTCTTACATACTCGGGTGTAATATCCTTTTGCTCTTTTACCCAAATAGTATCAACTCCTGAAAGCAGTCTGACGCGCTCCATTTTACTTGTCGCTGGATTGATAACGTCATCAATTCCCGGAACATGCACACCACCTCTTCTTGTTCTATTAATCAACTTAAAGATGTGGTACTTCACCCCTCCCTCACTTTGCTGTCTTAATTCCGTTACCAATTCTTGTTCCCCTAAAGAAAGAGCTTCTGTGTTTTTCTGTTCGCCTCTAAGCGAAAACTGAACATCTGATAATTTTGCCATTTTAATTTTAATTTAATTGTTTACCATTTAAGCTGCACGCCCCGCAATATGCGGGCGGTTTTGATTTAGAGAATCTTTGTAATAAAATTGATGGCCAGTCCTTATGGGCTTGCCGTTGTTGTACATTGCTGCACGATTGATAGTGGTTTTTGGGATAAGGAAATACTCGGATGCTTCTTGTGCTGAGGGATGCTCCCACATCTTCCCCGACACTACGGTAATAATTGCACGTTTTACGGTTTGCTGCTTTACCTCAACCTCTATTTTTAAGGGGTAATTTTCTGTTTTATTTCTAAATACATAACCTTTTGCATGGGTACGTTTTCCCGAAACAGAATTGTAAATATCCCTTGAAGAGCATTTGGTAAATTTAGTCGCTTCCGCGTAAGATTCAAATTCTCTTAAAAAAATTCCTTTATTATCGTAAACTAAAACAGGTTTAATTTTTTGAAGTCTACTTTTTTGAATACCCCATTCCGGAACCTTAATTCCATTTTGTTTATTGTATTCAGAAACTTCTTTAGATTTTCTGGCCTTAAATTCTTCAGTATGATGTTTCCCGTAAAAAGGATTACCATTTCCAGTAAACCTTTTAGCTTGCTTTTCCCTTCTTTTAATATCGTGCATCCAAGAACCATTGTTTCCATCGCCACCTTTTGTCATATTCAATCCTCTTGGATATTCATAACAATAGGTTTTATAAAAGGCAATCCAGTAAATTTCCCTTTCATCCAATAAGCAATCCTCAACCTTTTCAATCACTTCTAAAATGTGAGCATCCCAACTATACTTTCTTAAGCTATTGTGCAGCTTAATCTCCTTTCTGTTCTTCTTTATATCACACTTATAGGAATTAATTCTCTTGCGCAAATTTTGCGTTTGACCTATATAAAGGCGGCCAGAAGGACTTGATATTTTATAGATTACTCCCATTTTTTTTAAAGAGGGAGGCAGGTTTCCCTACCTCCCCTTTTTGTTTAAGTATCGCTTCTAACTAATTGAAATTAAGAAGCTTGTACGATGACGAACTGGTTCGCGGCTGCAACTCTTGAGCCCCGATAGGTGATCATCTCCACGTTATCGTTCATCTGGCCAGTGGTTGGATTCTGAGAACCACCACCCCATTGCCAAACACGAATACCGTTACCAATAGTACCACCCTTAGGGGGTTGTTGGTACATGATTGTAATGTTCTTGTAGAGCTTGCTCGCGTCTTTAGCGTCGCGAGTTTCTCCTTGAGGACAGATCATTCCGAAGTTACGGAAGAAGTCTGTGTTAGGAGTTACTCCAGTCAAGAATTCGGTATTGAATGGACGATACTTCTTCACTTTGAAGTGGTAGCCATCGATTTGGATTGATTTACAACCGTAGTTGATAGCGGCCTCTTCAGACTTTTCGTTGCTACCCCATACCCAAGCACCAGCAGGGTAAGCGGCGAACAATCCGTCAGAGAAGTTTTGGTTTTGGAAGATATCTTGCAACCAGAGGTTTTCAGATACGCAACCATTTACGTCCATGATACGAGTGATTTCGTGGATCTTGGCGATATCCAAGTTTCCGGGGGTGTAACCAACTGTTTCTCCGTCAGCGAGTACTTTGGGGATGATACCCTCAGAGCCTACTGAAGTAGAGGTGCTAAGACCTGAGTTGTTTACGATGTTACCACGCATCAACTTCATCTCTACGTCGTCCTTGAAACGGATGTTTGACTTAACAAGTCCTTTCAGGGTGAAGAGGGAAGTCCCGGCTTGAGCTCCACCAGCAGGAACATCACCAGAGAAACCACCTGTGTAGTACACTTCGGTCATTTCGGCGAGGTCAGTTGCTGAGAAAGTCTCACGCATTTCGGTAATGGTGTTGGTGTACTTCTCGTCCAACTGAATCATAGGCTGATTAGTGTTAGAAGCCTCACCAGCATCCATGATACCACCGAAGATCAGGGTATCAGTAGCAAGGAAACTTCCGCTACCAGCAGAAGCCAGAGATTCGGTAGAGATCTTGGGACGAACGGTGAAGG